CAGAATTAAACAAATCCTCACACAACTTCGCACACGCCTCACGCTCGTCAGTACGACCTTGCTCGTACAGATTCTAAATGTGCTGAATTAATTTGATTGAGTTAATATCAGAGTCGTGCGTTGATCTGTTGCAAGCCCTGATCATATTGTGCATCCATGTTTCTAACTGATCTTCGTTCATTCCCGCCCCCCGTTCATTGCCCTGTCAACTTGCTCATTCATCTGCTTGTCTGTCACCATGAATAGTTGTGATGTGTACTTGTTCAGCCAACGGTATCGCTCGGCATCAGCCTTGTAGCTTCTTAACATCCTTGCGACCTGAGCCATCTCTTCGTGCGTTATCATGTCACCAAGTTCTAGTGTGCGTAGTATTGCCGCAAAGTTTCTATCGTTCATGCTTGCCCCCTAGTAATAAGCGATTAAAAAGCATACTGCGACAGCCACAGCGAGAAACAAAATAGCCTTATGGCGACTCTTGGGGCGAACCCTTCCTAGCATAGCCTTCTGTAGCCACGCAGTCTCCTCGCAGGGCGGTATATTCTTCGCCGAATAAGTACCTTGTGTGTACCTACGCTCGAACCATTTAGTCTCGTATGCCGAACCTATTTTTACTTTGCATTGCATCTCAATCCCCCTTTGGATAAAACAATTTTCCGCCCATCCTGCTGGGCATACTTAAAACATCTAAAGACTTTGGCCTAATAGCCATTCGCTTAAGACTAAACATCTTTAGTGGCTTGATTACAGGTGGTGGGCTAATCTTCTTCATGACATTGCTCTGCATCATCCACCCCTATGTCAAGGATCTCCCATCCCTCTATATCTAGTTCGCTAGAGGTAATTTGATCTGCCGCAATATCCATCGCCTCGTTACCATCGTCAGCCTGAATCTTCACAACCCTTTGAACCGTTGCAATTAAAGTTACTTCGTAGTTCTTCATGTTATCTCCAATGACATAGTTTAACAACCCATCATCTGTTATATTACACCAAAAAATACACACTATAACAATGTTATAGTGTAAAAATAGCCTCTTGCTGAGACTCTTTAAATAGGTTCTCCACTCCCCACTTTAGGTCGTCCTGAAACTCAATCAGGTTTGCCGTACTCATATCCTCAAGCTGTTCCCACACCGTAACATCGCAATCATCTGCGCCGATCATGTCTTGGATCTGTTCATAGGTGTAGCCTTCTGGATAGTCTGCGAGCGTTGCGTTTAGAACAAAGTGTTCTACCCTGCTCAAGTGTTTATTCTCCCAAGTCATACATTTCCCCTTCGATATAACTTTTAATCACATCTTTCGGTACATCTTCCGCCCAATATATCCCTGCAAAATTGCCTCGGTCTATGCCTAGTCTGTCTTGAACATACTTACATAGGTGGTTGATAGCGTCCTCTGTTATCTCGTCTAGTTTTCCGTCTCTCATGATGCCCTCTTGATTTCAAAGTAATAGCAATAGTTTTCTGTGGTTGAGTCGTTTGGATCGTCTGGATCAAGTAGCACAAACACATTAACGAATATTGTGCTTGGCTTATTGTCATCGCACCAGAAATGCAGTTCATAATTGCCCTTGTGTGTCAATACGCCCTCTGAATCTACATCATTGATTACATCTTGCAAAGCCTCAATGATTAGCTGTTGGTCGGGCGAGTCGCTGTCTAGGCTGTCAAACTGGCTGTCTGATATATAAAATTCGCTCATGGTTTGCCTCTTAGAAAACGGGAATAGTTGAAAGCGAATCGTTGTTTGTAAATATCGATCCGGCATCATTGCCTTCGTCATCTCGGCTTGGGTATAGTGCTGTGCCGTCATCCAATAAGATCACAATAGGGCGACCACACCATCCGATCTCGTCCCGTTCTGCCTCGGTCATGTAGCGTACCTTGGTGATCTTTTTGCCGACTAGTAAGGCGGCGATATCTTTAGTCCACTTCTGTTCGAGTTCTTTCATTTTGATACCTCGTAGGTCATATAGGGTTTGATTGGTGTTCCGTAGTCATCTGTCCAGTCATCGGCGATAACTCCGGTCATTGCATCGGCATTGTTAATAAAATATAAAGCCTCGGCATACTCTCGATACCAAGTCGGGCTAGGTTTTTCTAATACGAATACTCCTTTGTCAATGATGTCCATTGAATTAACAAACTCTTTTGTTTGGTAGTCCCTGAGCGTTATCTTCATGCTGTTACCCCTAGTTCTATTTTATAGACGGTATCCCAAGCCTTTTGCACTGTGTCCTTATCTGTTTCCCATTGTTCGGTTTGCGAGCCTCCTGAGGTGTCTGAAACAAAGTAACCCGCAAGCCATAGAGCGGATCTGATTGTGCTTAGTTGTTCCGGCGTGATTTTCATGTTGTCACCTCTTTCGGGAAGTTTTGCTTAAATAAATCTTTAAGTAGGATCGCTATTAAATTTCCTTCTTCAGGGTATAGATCCCGAAACGCCATCCAAAACGGGTAGCTGTAGTCCTCATCATGCTCTTGGTATTCTTGCGCCCTTTGTGCAATTGCTTGGATATCAATCGTTACTCTCATGTTGTCACCTCCTCGTCATCATCCTCGTAATCTTCTGCATCGCACTCCTCACAGGTAAATTCTGGGTATACGTCAACTTCATGCTTACCCTGCCTGTACTCTTCCCAAGCTGTTATAGAAGCCTCTTGTGCTGAGTTTGCCTGTACTTCTACATATTGCTGTACGGTCATTAAGACGTTGTAGTATTTCATGATTAGCCTTTTAATAAATCTGTTTGATGTTTAGGTCTGGATGGTCTTCTGCTATTTCTAGATCATTGCGAGCAATAAAAATAGTAGTCGCTTGCTGTGCGCTGTTTGCCATAACGGTCGTTACCATGTGCTGACCTTGTAGCCATATGTTAAATAGGTGTTTCATTGTTGTGCCTTGATGTTTGCGTTGAGTTTGCATAAATAGTCGTATGCCGTTAGTACCTGATACTTTTTTGTGTTGATAGCCTTAGTTACCTTTTCGCTGAAGGTTTCTAGAATCGCCTCGCCAGTTTGACGGTTGACGATAATCCATGAGTTTGCTCGAATCATTCTTTTACCTCCCACATTGACGATCCCATTGTGACAACTCCTGCGCCTGTTTTCTTTATAAATTGAATTACAAACCTGTCTTGATCGGTGCGCCATGCTTGGGGGCTGTCAGCGTCTGCCGTAATAACATGATGCCAACCTTTGACTGGGTGTTTTTTGTGGTAAGAAATTTGCATTTTGTAGTCCTTTTTTGCGTTTAGGGAATTTCCAAAAATTAGCCTTTTGATGCCAGTAGTAAAAAGCTTTTGCCCTGCGGCGTGCTGTCGATTAACTGCCCGTCCTGCCGGATCAATCCGGTCTCGGTGAGTGCGTCTAGGATCTCTTTGTATTGGGTGAGAGTGCATCCCTGCGTCATTAGGGCGGCGTATATATGCCCACTAGGGGCGGGGAGGGTTTCGATTACTGCGGCGGCTAGTTGTCTGAGCATCACGATAAACCCTCCAATACTCGCTCGATCTTTTTAAACTGTTCGGGCGTAATGTTGATGTGCTTAGTCTTGCGTCCTGAGAATGAGCGGATCTGTATAATAAAATGCGGCTCATTCTCAGGGGGGAGGGGACAAACTGCGATTAGTTCTTGGTGAATATAGTTAATTGGGTGCATGGTGTGCCTCTTAAAATTGAACATAAACAATAGTGCCGCTGTCGGTGATTCCCGCCACTTGTGTCTCATCGTTTAGGTATTCGTAAACTTCCATAAGTGCGGCGGATCCTGTTTTTTTACCCAAGTCGAAGCCGTAAGCGGCGGCGATATTCTCGGGCGTGTCTTCTGACCATTCACAACAAAGGGCGATTACATCAAGTTCTATTTGCTCGCTTGTTTCTTGCTCGTATGATTCGATGTAGTCGAAAATTAACTCCAGTCCCTCATAGCTGAATTGATCTTTTCTCCCCATGCGTTGGAAGGCGTCCCGAAAATCTGAGAGTGTGATGGTCTGAATCATGGGTTATTCTCCTATGGGTGTTGTTTGTGTAATGTGGAAAACCTTGGCGGGTTTCGGGCGCATAACTGTCTGCCCGTCCTTCTCTTGTGGAATCCATGTAACGATTGATACGCCTGTTTCTCCTCGCTTTACTACCCTTCCCGATTTGAGCCAAGCTTTAAAAGTGAATACATTCTGGCGGGGGTGTACCTGTTCGGGCGGGATACCCTTTGCGGCAAACCCTGCGTAGATGGCGGGATAGTTTGCCATGCTGTCATTGTGTACGGCTCGGCTATAAGCTTGGTCGATCTCTTGATTGTTTCTCATGGTTTGTTCTCCGGTCATGTATTGCATTTATAAAACAAAAATGGCGGCAAGTAAAGCAAGCACGCCTAATAGTGCGGCGGCGGTGTCTTCCGCAAAGGGTCGGGGCTGTAATGTCCTAAGCCATGCTTTGCGTTGGTGGGTGTGGTGGTCGGTCATATTCCGGCTGCCTTATAGAATGTTATACGATTAAAGTGGGGGATTAGTGAACTGCATTGATTAGACCCTGCACCGCCATGACGTGCCAGTTCAGCCCGTCCGTTGTTGCTGCGCTGAGAACCTTTACCCGCTTTCCTGTTTTTTTAACTGTGGCATAAGCGACAATAAGATCAGAGTGTCGGGTTACTTCTGCGCTTGGTAAGGTCTCTAAGGTTGAAATGATTTCTTCTAGGTTTCTGGTTGTTACTGAGGTTGGTAATGATTGCATGGTCACTGCTCCTTGGTGGTTAACATGATTAGTATTAATTGATCTATTGCATAAGTGATATTTCAGCACACTTATTGCATCTCAATACATATAATTATCAATTATTTTCTAGGTGTTTACCCTAATATGATTAGGCTTGTTTCACGTGGAACATATAAAAATTATGCGTTGTTTTGCCCTATACCTTGCTATAGGGTTCGGCGTTCGGGGCGTGGCGGTGGGTTTAAATTGATTCTAGCCATGCTGTGATTATCTCCAGTATGGTATATTCTGCATTTATACCCCTGTCGTTTTGTTTCACGTGAAACAATGCGAGCATGGCATAAGATCACTCAACCCTAAAATCCCGCATATTCAATATGGCTAAGTTATCAAGATCACAGATAAGAGAAGGACTAGAACAGATACCTATGGAAACCCTATTACAGGGAGCAAGTGGTTCACCCGTCAGCCTCACCAATAGACAAATAGAGTTCGCTAAAGAGTTAGCGTTAGGTAAGGGAACAAAGGTTGGGGCATATCGAAAGGCATACGGTGCTAAGGGTAGCCCCAAGTCCGTAGGTAGTCGGGCTAGTGTTCTATCTACCGATCAGAGAATACAAGTGGCGGTCGATGCTTTTAAAGCGGCTGAACAATATCGGGAATACCAAACCCCTACACAATTAAGGTCGTTGGTCGTATCTCAGCTTACCCGTCATGTATTGGATGAGGACTTTCCACCTGCCCAGCGTGTCCAGTGTCTCAAGCTGTTGGGATCAGTAGCAGAAATAGGACTATTCGTAGACCGCAAGGAAACCTTAGTCATACATAAATCAGACGATATAAAAGAGCGGCTATTGTCACAACTAAAGAATGTAATCAATACCCAAGCGGAAGACATCACTGTTAATGACGATGCCGACTCATTACTTGCCGAATTAAGCGAGCCACCGCCAGAGAATCAGAATCAGCCGGATGACGACCCCACCGTAGTACCACCCCCCGAATTGGCTGTTGAGTACCCTATGGACTATATACATAGTATTCCACACGAATCATCCGTTTCAGAATCCATTCCACACAAACCATTAGTTGATTTATCCATTCCACACGCCCCACCCCTTGAGCCTTCCAGTGAAGACACCCCACCCCGTCAATTTAAGGAATAGTTAGTTTCACACTATAACATTGTTATAGTGTGAGGCCCCCTTATGATTTGGAATGAAAGAGTAGGGGGGGGTATATTTTTGGAAAAATGATGAAGAGAGAAGAGTGTATAGAGAAGATTATGACTGAGAGACAGAAAGAGATATATATGGTTATAGAGGAGTGGTGGAAGAGGTTTGGGTTTGGTCCTTCTATAGATGACATTATGTTACTTACTGGAGATAAGAGTAGGTCTAATGTACATAGGATGGTTAAGAGGTTATGTGAGAGTGGGGCTTGTAAGAGGGTTCCTAATCGTGGAAGAAGTGTTCGGCCTTCTTGGATTAAGTTTAAGAATATATGAATTTAGAAGAGATTACTCGTGCCATAGAGGTATTGCCGGCTTCTGAGCAAGAGGGGTTGTTGGCTACATTGGCGGAGTATGAGGCGTCTGTAAAGAGAGAAAAAGCACAGAATGAATTTATGGCGTACACAAAAGAGATGTGGCCCGGGTTTGTTAATGGCAGACACCATAAAGTCATGGCAAAAAAATTCCAAGATATCGCCGAAGGAAGGATAAAGAGACTAATCGTGAATATGCCACCACGGCACACGAAATCAGAGTTTGCAAGTTATCTCCTGCCAGCATGGTTTCTGGGTAAGTATCCGGATAAGAAAATCATTCAGTGTTCGAACACGGCTGAATTGGCAACTGGGTTTGGTCGTAAGGTAAGAAACTTAGTTGGGTCTGAACAATACGCAAAAGTGTTTCCAAACGTGAATTTGCGGCAAGACTCTAAAGCGGCAGGCAGATGGTCAACTAACCACAACGGCGAGTATTTTGCTATCGGTGTTGGAGGTACTGTAACGGGTAAAGGTGCTGATCTACTTATCATTGATGATCCGCACTCTGAGCAAGAAGCAAGACTTGCGGCGTCTTCTCCAGAAATCTTTGACTCTGTGTATGAATGGTACACCTCTGGACCACGGCAACGTCTTCAGCCGGGCGGGTCTATCGTGATCGTCATGACTCGTTGGAGTAAGAAAGACTTAACTGGCAGGATCTTACAGAGTTCGATGGAAAGGGATGGGGAGAATTGGGAGCTTATTGAATTCCCGGCAATCTTACCTTCCGGCAATCCCCTTTGGCCTGAGTTCTGGAGCTACGAGGAATTAGACGCTCTCAGAGATGAACTCCCTCCGGCAAAGTGGAATGCTCAATACCAACAAAGCCCTACCTCAGAAGAGGGTGCGCTAATTAAGAGAGATTGGTGGAAGCTGTGGGAGAAAGAAGAGCCTCCTCCATGTGAATATATCTTACAGAGCTGGGACACGGCTTTCTCAAAAAGCGAGAGGGCTGACTATTCGGCATGTACGACTTGGGGTGTTTTCTACCCAAATGAGAACCCAGAAGATCCCAATCTTATTTTGTTAGACGCCTTTAAAAAGAGGATGGAGTTTCCGGAGTTAAAGGAAATTGCCATGAAATACTACAAAGAATGGGAGCCAGACTCATTTATTGTGGAAGCTAAAGCCTCTGGTGCGCCGCTTATTTATGAGTTGCGGGCAATGGGTATACCGGTGCAGGAGTTTACGCCGACTAGAGGTAATGATAAGATTGTGCGCGTTAACGCCATATCTGACTTATTTGCATCCGGCAAGGTATGGGCGCCCCCAAAGAGATGGGCAGAAGAGGTTATTGAAGAGTTGGCAGCATTTCCAAATTCGGATCACGATGACTTTGTAGATAGTACAAGTCAAGCTTTACTTCGTTTCCGCAAAGGCGGATTCATTCGCTTACAAACGGATGAAATAGATGAACCAAGATCATTTAGGCGCAAAGGCGCTTACTACTAAGGATTTGGTATGGATGAAGAACTTTTGTCTGCATTAACATACAACCCACGCCTTGCGGCGCAGGGTGAAAGAAGGCGTGAGCGCAATGAACCGGTAGGAGATCCGTCTGACATTGCAGAGCTTGTTGCAGGATTTCATCCAGTATTGGGACCGGCTATATCGGCAAAAGACTTTAAAGAATCTTACGAAAAAGACGATAAGTTAGGGATGGGCTTGGCGACATTAGGCATGCTACCTGTTGTTGGTGGAGTTGTTAAACCAATTGCCAAGGCGATTGAAAAGATACCAACATACGATGTTTTCAAAGACCTCTCAAATGCAACAACTTTTTTTAAAACTAGCCGAATGCCGGACAAACCATCTTTGTACGCTCATTTAGACGACAGCACTACGCAAGCATTTCGCGAACCATCTAATAGGGCTGGGACAGGTTATGCAATGCAGCCTCGATCTGTAAAAACAATTTATGTTGAACCGAAAGATTCTAATTTTATCGGAGGCTATTTGCATAACACGGAAATGGCAACAAAAATTGTTCCTGAGATGGACAAAAATGGCAAAGAGACGGGAAGGATGTTTGTTGAGCTAATGGAAGATTGGGGTCCAAGAAAAGCAGGCGAAAAGTTATACACAACATCGTATACAACAAAACCGAAAGTTGGTCTAAGGCCAATGGAAATATATGGCGCTGAAAGCAAGGTTGGCAGCACCGGAGGCGTTCATTTTGGAAGCGACATTACAGAAGTCGTTTCAAAGCCACCGGCAGGTCAATACGCACAAGGTGGGGTAATAAAAATTCCAGACAGTTATTCTAACGGTAGCTGGAAATTAATTTAAGGATAAGTCATGGAAAAAGGTTTATACGCCGCCCCTCTTGGGATAGACGATCAAGAAGAAGAAGCTCTTGAGATTGATATTGTTAACCCTGAAATGGTTACGCTATCGGATGGCAGCGTTGAAATTACGCTTATTCCTGATGCAAAAGAGGTGGAGGACGAGGAATTCTCCGCAAACTTAGCCGAAGAGATAGATGATGGTGAGCTACAGTCGCTTGCGTCTGAATTGCTTGAGCTAGTAGATGCTGACGTAAATAG